TGGTCATGGCACAATCCGATTGAAAAGTTCTCGGACTGGACACCAAACCATGATAGGCACAACGCATCATGAGGCTGTTACAAACAGAATTAATATACACAGTCAAATTATGACCCGATGGGTTACTCCCGAACAATTGCACGAGATCCCCATTGAAGGCCATAAGAGGGTAGCACACATCAGTGGCCACACCTTCCATGACTGTTACATCATTTGGACCATACCCGCACGCTTTAGCAACATCGATCAGTACTCGAAATGCTGCAAACATTACTTGTGCAGGTAACCGAAGATCATATTTACTATAATCACCGGCCAAAATTCTATCTTTTCCAAAACGTGTTATGTGCTCGGCCATCTGATCCCATTCAGGACCTTGGGAATTCAGCCCGACAGCACATTCCGACACAAGAGGCATAACGGAAAGCACGCGCGCAATAGGCAAGTAGTACTTGCGTAAAACTAATTGCAAAGCGCACGGTGCGGCTTGAAATACACGCACTTTATCTGAAGAAAGTTTCGTCGGCTCATCTTTAAGACAAGCCTTAAACACGGGATAGCAACGCTCTCCCTTCAGGTAAATGGTTTCCATGCGCTCGGCCTCAGCCCAAAAAGACTCATCCAAGCTAGCCGGACTAGCAAAATCTGGAAAATCCTTAGTATCCTCCAAGACTATAAAATTTCTCTTAGGCCCGCTGAGTGGGTAACCAATTGATGTATCCTTTGGGATAGCATCAATAAATCTAACACCATCTCGGCCGCAGAGATTTTGCATTCGATCCAACGGATTAGTGTCAGCAACCAATGCCGGATATTTCTTCAACGCAGTGAGGAGAGTATCCGTATAGTCTTTCTGTGCCCAGGTCAAGTCTACACCCAGAAAACCAATGGCTGGATTTGCAGAATACTGCAAAGAATCTTGCCATGGTTTCCATAGATGGAATTTGGGTTTACCCCAAACATTTGACACACCACACACCTCCGTTACGAGATCGGAGATGGGAGTTTGGACAACTTCAGAATAGTACTTTGCCCTTCCCTTAACTTGCCCATGAAACAGAACATTTGAGTTCTTAGGCAAATAAGCGACAGGGCTCTTGGGGTGTACAGTAGGAGATTCATAGAATTGCACTCCATACTTAACTGTTTCCAATGTACCAGAACTGGCACATAGCAAAACATTTGGCTTTGAGCGTAATTCATCAAAAGCCTTGTCAAATACTGTACGTAGTAATAACCCAAGACATCCAGATTTCTTTCCAACAACTCCTCCCAAATGGAATCCAGCAATAACTGGTCCTGGCAATTCAGCCACGACGACAGCCATGCACAAGCCCAAAAATGTATCAAATTTGAGATTGTATGTGGCTCCTGGAAAAGATTTATATGTGTGTACCGTACTCGGCGTCACATAAAGTTCCGAAAACAGCATTTCGCTGTCAGACTTCTTATAAATCAGACTTCCGCCACATGGACGATATTGGGTCAAGGGAAGGTACTCAGACAAGTCTTTCCAGTCACCCCCAGAGGGAACCCAAACCAATGATAAATCGGTATTGGGTATATCTACACTCTGGGAACGATCAAGAAATCCTTTGAAGTTCCCTCCTATAGAATCGGGATGATGTCTCACAAACGTAGCAACTGCATTGTCAGCTTTCCACATGTGCGCTGGAAAAAGCGCTACATTGGATTTTATGAAAAAACAGTTGGTCTCGTAACGCTTTACTTCACCATTTACTTCAATTGTCAATGTTACATGACACAAGTTGCGGAAAATTAATGCACGCAATTGTTGAGTTGTGGTGGTTTTAGCGATGTGAGAGCTAGGCATGGGAGACACATCAGGACGAGCCCATTGGTTCACCTCTGCATCTCTAGCAAGAATATCTGCATCACCACGGGGAGCTAGGTTGCCCTGCTCTACAGGTGCGGGTCTCAGCAGTTTGACCAATTTCAATAGGCCATACAAACCAACCAATGCTACACATGAGCGTGTAAACCATTTTACATGTTGGTCTCTAATGTTACGAAACATAAGAGGCATGGTAAGATTATCTGCTAAGATCCTGTCATATAATAACTCTTTCTCAAGAGTCACTACTGTAGCGATACCCTGCAAGGGAAACACTAAGAAAACAAGGAGAAGAGGACAAAAGAAACTCGCTGCCAAGATGGCTGCAATTATTGTCAGATAGCCCAAATATGCAGAAAGCACATTCGAGAACAAGGTATAGCAATTGAAAAAACATATAGCAAACCTTATCCAAGGACTTCTCAGACAAGAGGTGGGAATCCAATTAGTCCAACGGAAGTATGGGGCCGTTTCCAGCGTCTGGAGACGCGCATAACAACGAGCATGTTGCTGTCTTGCGACATCAGACACACTGTTATATGCAGCATTGTACTGCTCCGTAACCTGTTGGGCAACACGCGTTAGCGTTTCTTGCCCAATTATACCCACATTGGGTTGGAAATGATACTGTCCATAAGAGCCTGTCGACTCATCTACAGACAAAGCGTCATCAAAATCCTCGTCACCCTCAGAAATAGGGGTGATATCCTTAGGAACACACACACAAACATCCGGGATGGGAAGATTGCATGTTGGGCATAATTGACAACGCTTGCCAGCATCATTTTGTGTAGCTACGAACTTCACTTGGTTTGCAAAATGTTCTTTCGAATCTTTCGCAACCCAACGAATTAGCTCGGGTAATGAGCACTGTTCTATAACTACTTTCCAACCTATAGTGGCATGTCCGCCAACGTGAGGACTAGGAACTGGAAAGGCTTCTTCTACACGCAGTGACCACAGATCGGGTATGCGGTAGGAATCCATTGTAAAAAGGTGTGGACATAAAGTCCTAACCTTCTGGGGATCTAACATCCCATTCGTTGCGTATTGCGGCAAAACTGAAACGGTAACTGTGATTCGATCCCGACGAGCGATAGAAGCTGGCTCGTTGGAATAGATAGTAGCACCAGAATCTTTTACATTCTTAGTGCTAATCACAACTTTCGGTTCAATCGAGACTTTGCCCTTCATGTCCGCTTCTGCCATATTGGCATAGGAGCGAACATTATTGACAAGTTGAATCATCAATAAAGATGGAGCAGTGCCGACAAAGTCGGATTTGGTATTTCCGACGTCATCAACTAAAACTCCTTCGACACAAGTTTTGAAATTACTCATAAACTTGTCGACTTCATTGACTGTGACAATTCGATCATCATGGGCAGAATAGCCATTTACCCTAAGAGTAGTAATCATTAGAGTGTTGGCTATTGAAGACTTGCCCAAGCCTGTCCCACCATATATGCCTATAGAATAGGGCATAACACGAAGACCACCTTGAACGCGGGATTGCATAAAAGCATTTTCCCAAATGCGTAAGGTATCCATCTTACGGCGGAAAATGTTCTTCTCCAACAAACCACGGGTGGTCTGTATTAAGAGTTTACATTTTTCAATGGTATTGGACAAAAGACTAAGATAATCATTGTCGGTCAAATTCTCGATTTTCTGCAGATTCCCACATCTTGCATATTCCTGGCATCGACTGCACTGAGAGTAAGCCTCTTCAAATGCTTCTAAATCGATGCTGCCATACAACAATGGCTTAAGGGATTTGCGTGCGAAACATGCATAACCTCCCTCAATGAAATACATAACTGTAGAGACAGTAGCATCCATGAGATCGAAAGCAGAAGCATGTTTTGCAGCAACAGCAGCAGAGAAGATTTTTAGACCTCCAATGGAAAACTCCATCTGAGATGCATCACACATGCCAAGAGTCAGACAAAGACTCAAGACATGTGAAATACGTGAAAAACCTTCGTTCTTCACAATTAGCATCCAATTAGATGCAGCACTCTTCATGGTTTCTAGCCATTCTGGGCGCTGCTCAACTGTGCCTGTTTGCGGGACTGGGGACAACAACAAATTTTTTAGGAATTCATATGCTAAATCAGCAATTGATCCATGATATTCCGTTTTGATGTACAAGTACAATATACTAACTGCTTGTGAAGCAGAAACACTCTGGGAAATAGAACACCAAAGTGCAAACAATGTACTTATACGATCGATAAGTCTGGGCGGCAACTCTATTCCTTGCATTTGTATTAATGTATGCAAGGAAGCGACCGTAGCACCAAGATCCCCCAATTGTGGGGTATACTTGTGCACACGGGCCACAGCTTTGCGCCGCGACTTTTGAGCCTTCCTATGGCTACTTTTTGTTTTCTCTATTCTAACA